GCTGCCAAACGCCGCGTCTTCAGGCAAGGTATTCAAGATCAACCAGATCGTGGCATCAAACGTTACGGCAGTCGCTTGTAATGCTACGGTGTCGGTGTACACTAACGGCGCGGTGGCTCAGGGCTCCGCCCCTACAGGCGGCACGGCGTTTCCGGTTGTGTATCAGGTGTCGGTGCCTGGTAACGCGTCGTTGATCTGCGTGGACAAGTCAACGGCCATTTATTTGCAAGAGGGCACGTCAATCACGGTGACGTCTGCGATTGGTAGCTCGCTCACGTTTAGCATCTCCTACGAGGACATCAGCTAATGACGAACCGCTATACAGGCGGCGTAATCTCCGCCACCGCGCCGACGGTATCGCAGTCAGGCGCTTCCGGTGTGTGGAACCTGGAAGAGGCGCAGTACTATCAAAAGGCGGGCCTGTGGCCTCCGGGATCTGGCGCGGACCCGTACTTTCAAAACACCACGTTGCTCTTGCACGGGGACGGCACCAACGGCGCGCAGAACAACACCTTCGTAGACAGCAGCGTCAACAACTTCACGATCACCCGTAACGGCAACACGACTCAGGGAGCATTCAACCCGTATGTGGGTCCTGGTTGTTGGAGTGATTTTTACGCGCCCACTTCATCTGGTTGGCAGACTCCCGCAAACTCGGTAACAAATATTTTGGGGAGCACGTTTAACTCAACGGCCACGTTTACCGTTGAAGCGTGGATTTATCCTGTCGCGCGTCATAGTGGCGGCGGTGCCGTGTTGGGTTACGTGTTTGGGTCAATGAACCTAACGGGATCAAACGCAGATTGGACTTTTGGGCCGGACAGCAACGGCAACTTGGTTACGTTTTGGTATCAAGGTGGTAACCAGATCTGTAAAGGCGGTTCGGTAATTCCGCTGAACACTTGGACGCACGTAGCCCTATCGGTCAGCGCTGGCGCCATAAAGATGTTTGTAAACGGGGTGCAGGAAACGACCACCGGGCCTACAAGCATTACGTTGGCCTCGCAGGCACTCAACTATGTGAGTTCTGGTGGATATTTGTACGCTGGCACAACTTGGCAGGGCTTCAATGGCTACATCAGCAACTTGCGAGTAATTGGTAGGCGCGCAGCCTATACAACCAACTTCACGCCGTCAACGACGCCGTTGATTGCCACATCTGACACAACGTTGTTGACCAATAACCAAAACGGTTTTACGGACATGAGTGGCTCGGGTTGGACACTCACTAGAACGGGTAGCGTTCAAATATCCAAGTTCTCCCCATTCACGCTGTACCAAACCACGCCTACAAGTTACAGCGGGTATTTTGATGGGACGGGTGATTATTTGACTGCGCCTGCCAGCAATTCAACTATCTGGCCCGGATCTGGAAGTTTTACTATTGAGTATTGGCTCTACCTACCTGCCAACCCCAGCACTGGGTATTACACGCATTTTTCTTACGGGACTTCTGGTTCTGTGTTGCGTGTTTTTAATGCGGCAGCAACTTCAAAAATTGAAGTGTTTTCGGGCACATCCGTAATACTGAACCCTGCGTGGCCAACTGCTGGGCAATGGAATCACTTTGCGTTGGTAAGAAACGGAACAGCACTAACGCTGTACATCAACGGCGCGGTAGCGCAGTCAGTAACAAACTCGACCGATTTTTCTACGGGCACTCTAACCATTGGAGGCGAAAGCGCAAGCAACCCTCTGTTGGGGTCTATCTCCAACTTCCGTATTGTCAAAGGCACGGCGGTATATACAAGCGCTTTCACACCACCCACATCGCCGTTGACGGCAATTTCTGGAACGTCCCTGCTCACCTGCCAGTCGACCACGTTCATCGACAACAGCACCAACGCGTTTACCATTACGGCGTTTGGCAACGCAACACCCAAACGCGCCAACCCGTTCACCGACACGGTGACGGGGCCAACATCGTACACAGGGTCAACTTACGCTGGGTCTGCGTACTTTGACGGCAGCGGCGATTACCTTACGCTTACTGGATCATCCAACCTTGCTTTTGGATTAAACAACTTCACAATCGAGGTGTGGATATACCCAACCGTAGCCGCCGACCGAATGATTTATGACGGTAGGCCAAACTCTGTTACGGGTCCTTATCCAACGCTGTATATCGGCTCAACCAATCAGGTATTCTACTATACAATCGGGGCCAACAGAATTGTTGGTGGAACCATACAGTATTCTGCGTGGAATCATATAGCGTTGGTTCGATCCAGCGGCACCACAAGATTGTATTTGAACGGCGCTTTATTAGGCTCTTACGTAGACGCAACCAATTATGCGAATGGCACGGCGCGCCCAATTATTGGTGCAGACGGCGGTAACGTCGCAACGTTGAACATGTTGGGCTATCTTTCAAATTTGCGTGTCGTAAACGGCACAGCAGTTTACACCGGCCCGTTTGTTCCCCCCGCTGCCCCTGTAACTGCCGTCACCAACACCCAGTTGCTGCTCAACGGAACCAACGCTGGCATCTTTGACAACACAACGGTCAACGACCTAGAGACAATTGGCAGCGCCCAGGTCAGCACCAGCGTCGTCAAGTACGGCACGGGGTCAATATACTTGAACGGGTTGAACAGCTATTTGTTTGGGCCAAACACTCCAGACCTTAATTTTGGGTCCGGTAACTTTACGATTGAAGGTTGGTTTTATAGTATTAGCGTGGCTACTAACGGCCTTATTTCAAAGTGGAACGACGGCGGAAACCAACGCGGTTGGAAGCTAGACACACAGTCTGCCGGAACGATGACGTTCTATTACAGCACCACTGGTTCAGACTTCCCTGTTGTTACTTTCAGCGGCGCCTCGTTGGATGCAAACACCTGGACCCATCTTGCGCTTGTGCGTAACGGGTCTACGTTGACGCTATATAAAAATGGTACGTCTATTGGTAGTTCAGCTTTCACTGCGACCATATTTGCAAACAACTCTCAATCTTGTATTGGTGGTTGGTTTGTTTCTACTGGAACGCCTCAAACAGTGAGTGTGTCTCCGTATAACGGCTACATGGACGACGTGCGAGTCACCAAAGGTGTGGCCCGCTACACGGCCAACTTCACCCCGCCAGCAGCGGCGTTTCCCAACTTCTGAGGTAGACCATGCTAGTAGCTGAAGTTATTGACGGAGTTGTGACCAAGGTGGCTGATTGCCGGGAGCTGTGCGAGTGGTATCCCCCAACGGACGAGCAGCTGCGTGACCGCAATCTGGTTCGCGTAAACCTGTTCCGAGAGTATGATAGCGAGACGCAGCGCCTCGTGCCCTGCGATCCAGTGCTGGAGGGTGACTGGGTGTACATGGTTGCTGTGGAAAACACTGAGTCACCGCCGTCGTAGAACCAGCAGTTATTTGGATTTTTGGCCTTTTTTCGATAAGGACACACCATGTCAACTTACTCTCCTGATTTACGGATCGAGCTGATCCCCAACGGTTCTCAGGCTGGCACCTGGGGAACCACGACCAACGACACGCTCGCGTACGTGATTGACCCCGCCATCTCGGGGTTCCAAACTGTGGCGGTCTCGTCGGCCAACCAGGCATTGACGTACGTCAGCGGTTCCACTGCAACGGCGTCAGCCAACCAGTCAATCTACGCTTCGCTGGCTTTTACTACCAGCACCGGCGCCAACTTCGCCGTCTATGCGCCGCCCAACCCCAAGCAGTACGTTCTCTGGAACAACAGCTCATACGTACTGACCATCTATAACAGTACGATTATCGGTAATACGACGGCTGCTGGTACAGGCGTGCAGGTCCCGGCGGGTAAAAAACTGCTGGTGTTCTCGGACGGAACCAATTTCTACGCTGTGGACGCGGGCAGTTTGACATCAACAGTTCCCGTCGCCAACGGCGGTACGGGCGTTACGACTTTGACCGGGGTTGCTTACGGCAACGGCACATCTGCTTTCACGGCAGCAACAGGAGCGCAGATCGCGTCCGCTATCGGATCTACAGCGGTTACCAATGCCACGAACGCAACCAATGCCACGAACGCAACCAACGTGGTGAGCGGGGGCACAATTGCCAGCAACGTAACGGCAACCACGCAAAGCGTTGGCACCAACAACACAACGATAGCAACAACGGCTTTTGTGTTGGCAAACGCAGTTTCTGGTGGAACCTCATTCCAATTCTTTTCAACGAGCGGAACGTTTACAGTTCCAGCTGGCGTCAATTCGATAAAAGTCACTGCGTTTGGTGGCGGTGCTGGCGGATCGGGTGGCAGCGCCCAATATACAGGTAATCCTTGTGCAGGCACTCCTTCTTACCCCGGAGTAGCAGGATTTTATGGGGGCAGCGGGGGCAGTGGCACTGCGGTTGTTACAGTGACCCCAGGCGCTACCTACACAGTTACCGTTGGTGCTGGTGGTAGTGGTGGAGCAGGAGGCCAAAGCGCCTCTGGAACTATTGCAGGTGGTGTTGGCACTTCAGGAGGCACCACCAGTTTTGGTGCGCTGGTAACTGCCACAGGTGGTTCTAGCAGCAATACTGCTGTTGGTACTAATGGAACCTTCACTACCTCGGGAACAATACTTCTGAGAAATTCTGTTATTTCCACGGGTGGTGGTAGCATCGGTGGCAATGGCGCCCCCAACGGTATTTACGGTGGTGGTGGTGGCGGCGGCGGCGGCTTTAGCACTGGCGGTGGCGGCGGCGGCGCCTTGAGCAGTGGCGGAGTAGCAGGCACTGTCTATGGAGCGGGATCTGTTGGCTCCGCTGGTTCTCCATCCACCGGCCCTAGTGGTCATAGTGGTGGAGCAGGCGGAGCAGGAGGAGGCCCTGCGGGGGGCGCCGGTGGTGCCGGGCTACCTACCAACGGTTCTACTATCGGCGGTGGTGGTGGCGGTGGCGGTGGCACTGGTGGTGTTATTGTAGAGTGGTAATTTGAAAGAAAGAATATGAAAAAAGCCTTAATTAGCCCCAATGAAAGTGTGAGTTATATTAGTGCTTGGATACCCAATCCAGACCCAACAAGCTCACAACAGTATGTTCCAGAATTTACAACCATTGTAGATGGTGCCAGAGTGGCCGAAGTGGTGGCCAATGGATCCGAATTTCCCATTGCTCCTCCGTTGTTCTGGGACGACTGTGCGGATGATGTTGTGGCTGATAAATGGTATTACAACACGGAAACCATGGCAATTATACAGATACCAGCAGCGCCGCCTTACCCTAGCACAGGAACGACTGGGACTCAAACCGTATGAAGCAACTACTCCCGTACCACAGTTTTATGTATGCGGGGGCGCAGATCAATGTCTATCACGCAGACAAGGGTGATGGGCTGCCAATGCACCAGCACAACTTCAACCACGCAAATGTGTGCCAAGTGGGTTCCTGCGTTGTTCGCGTTAAAGGCAAAGAGATTGTGATGAATGCGGAAACCCAGCCGCTGGACCTCCCCGCCGACATCCCGCATGAGATCGAGGCGCTTGAGGACGGCACGGTTTTTGTGAACATCTTCAAAGAGGGTAGCTACTAATGTGGATCCTGTCACTGCGTTCACGATGGTCTCTGGCGCTATCTCTGGTGTCAGAAAGTTGTGTGCGCTGGTCAAGGAAGCTCAAGCAGCTGGTAAAGAAGTAGCAGACCTGACGAGCCAAGTCACCCAGCATGTTGGAAAAGTACTTGAGCACACGCAGACGCTGAAGAAGGCGGAGTTAGAGGTCAAGAAGAACCCACCCAAGGACAAGTCCTTACAGGTTCTGGCGTTTGAGGAGGTGGCTCGCAAGATGGAGCTGAAGCAGCAGTATGAGCAGCTTCGCAACATGATCATCTACGAGCTGGGATTGCCGGGTGGGTTCTGGGCCGACTTTGAGCAGACGCTGTTCAGGCTGGAGCAAGAGCATGAAAGGGACTTAGAACTAGCGGAGCAGATGCAAAGGGAGCTGGAATGGCAACGCAGGGTCAAGCTAGATCAAATGCAAGAGGTGGCCTTGGAGGTGGTAATCGTTCTGGTAATGCTGGCGTATCTGGTCGCGCTAATCTGGTCAGTGATGTTGCACCAGAAGAACCGATTGGGGGTTTGGTTGGTATGACGATCATGGCGTTTTTGTTCGCCATCATGTTGCCGGTGATGATGTTCATGTACATCGACATGCACAAGCTCAGGCTGGAGAACGAACGGATTACGCAGAAAATCGGCAAGTACCGACAACTGATTGAAAGGTGCGACAGGTGAGCGAACAGGACAAGACGCTGGGGGTGTTGGACCGCATACTGACGTATGTGGATAGCCCGTTCAAGCTGATTGCCTTGCTCATCATGTTCATCTTTGGTTTCTGCGCGTGGTTTGTCTACGCCAACCATGACCTGCTGGTTGGGGCCTACAAGGAAAGCCAGAAGCTGCCGAGCATCAATGAGTCCCGGGCGGACGACGCCGCAGCAATCCTCTTCAAGTACGGTGGTGCACAGACTGTGGCCATCTTCAAGGTAAACCCGTTATTTGGCACCCGGGTTTTGTACCGGGCGTATACAAAGGAAGGGCGCGACAAGCGCATGGAGGGTATTGATGTCGGACTATTTACCCAAAATCCAAACAACAACGCAGATGTTGTACGCCTTATGGCAGGAGAGACGCCATGCGGCGATTACCACAAGCCACAAAGCGAAATCGGCCTGTGGTACGTCGAGGTTGGTGTCACCTACGGTTGTCGTATCTCTGTACCACCCGACGCAACACGTTTCATCGGTCAAATTACCGTCGGGTACAAAGATCGACCTGAGAGCGTAGAGGACGCTCAGTCCATGCTGCTCATTGCTTCATCAATGTTAACCAAAAAGAGTTACTAATGCTGACACTATTTTCTACCCTGATCTCGTTCCTGATGGGCGGCCTGCCCAAGATTCTGGATTTCTTCCAAGACCGCAGCGACAAGAAGCATGAGCTGGAGCTGGCCCAGATGCAAATCGCCCGGGAGCTTGAGATGCGCAAGCTGGGGTTTGAGGCCCAGGAGCGGGTTGAGAACATACACACCCAGCAGCTTGAGATTGAGACCAAGTCCAACGAAAAGGTCTCCATGATTGCTGCC